TGGTGCATACATGGGCACAACCGCTTGGATGAATAATGTCAATAAAAAAAGGTAATGATACGTTCAGTGGCTATAACAAGCCTAAGAGAACACCTAAGCATAAAACAAAAAGTCATGCAGTTGTTGTCAAAGACGGTGGTAAAGATAAAACAATACGCTTTGGACAACAGAACACTCAAGGTAGCCCTGATGGCTCATCTAGGAATAGAGCATGGAAAGCAAGACATAAAAAGAATATTGATCGAGGTCCATTAAGTGCGGCTTATTGGGCTAATAAAGTAAAGTGGTAGAGCAGGAGTCTCATATGAAAACAACAGCGACAAGATTCATACAAAAAGTAACAAGAAGTAACCCGACTAAGAATAAGGATAAGCGTAAGTCAGAGCTTTCAACCCCTGGAAAATTTGATCAGAAGGTTATGGAGAATGCTAAGAACGTTTACACTGGAAGAGGAACACTATGAACGGTTATAAAGAAGCAGTAGATGATGAACAACTAATAGTGCAAATTGAAGCAGGCATACAATCCAGTAGTGGAGATTGGTTAAATAGTTCAGACTTATCTAGGGAACGCTTAAAGAGTACCTATGAGTACGCTGGTGTTGCGATGGATCACTTAGCTCCTCAAGGAGTTAGCTCTATTGTCGATACGAGTACCACAGAAGTAGTTGAAGCATACACAGCAGTCTTATCAGACTTATTTCTTAGCAATGGGAAACTAGCTCGGTTTATACCTTATGATGATACTCCTGGAGCATTTAAAGCTGCAAAGGATGCAGGCAATATAGTAAACTATTGTATATTTAAAAAGAATAAAGGATGGGAGATACTACAGACTTGGATGAAGGCATCTCTACTCTGGAAGAACGCAATACTAAGATGGGATTACGTTGAAGACTTTGATTACGTTATTGAAGAATTTGATGAGATAGATGAAGCTAAGCTAGATGAGATCCTTGCAGATGAAAATATGGAAATCGTCAACGAGCTAACGCTCAATCCACTCTCAGAAACTATATCTTATATTGATGTTAGATTAAGAAAGAAAATAGATAAGAGTAGAATTAAACTAGAGTGTATTCCACCTGAATCATTTAGAATATCAAACGAAGCTAAAGACATAGAAGAAGCTAATTACGTAGGTATTCAATCTGAAATGACTAGGTCAGAAATACGTAAGTATTACCCTGAATGGGGTGAGAGCATTACAGAAGACGAATGGGCAGAGTTAGATACAGGTGACGAGTGGCTAGGTAGTGGAAACTATAGCGAAGACGTTGCTGCAAGAAAAGAAATAACAGGACAACGATACTGGCAAGGATACGAAGGCAAATCAGCATACCCTCTTGAAGCTAATCAGTTAGTAACATTGACAGAGAGTTGGTTGCGTATAGATAGAGATGGCGATGGGATATCAGAGCTAAAACATCTTATCACTGTAGGAACACACATCCTATATGAAGAAGATGCTGAGTTTATACCTCTTGCTAGTATTGTTCCTATTGATATACCACATGAATTCTTTGGTTTATCTATGGCAGACTTTACAAGGTCAGCTACTCTAGCTTCTACAGCAATACTTAGAGGCTTTGTTGAAAACACTTACTTAACAAACTATAGCCCTAAACTAGCTGATCCTAACGTAGTGGATTTTAGTGCACTTCAAAACATGAAGCCAAAGCAAATTATCCCAACTAATGGTAGTCCTGTAAATGCAGTAGCAGCACTTCCACCAGAAACAATTTCTACAGGTACTGTTCCGTTGCTTGAACACTTACAAATGATTAAAGAACAAGCAACAGGAATGTCAAAAGCTGCACAGGGTCTGAACGATACTCTCTACGTCTCAGGTAACTCTGAACAGAAGCTTTCAGCTGTTCAATCAGCTGCTCAAAAGAGAATCCAGCATATCGGGCGTAGATTTGCTGAAACTGGATTTAAGCGTTTAATTGCTGGTATCTACGAAACAATGGTCAAAAATATGAAAGGTAAACAAAAGTATTATTATAATGGAGTTTATAGCTCTATTGATATGAGTACATTACCTAAACAAATGGATGTCGAGGTGTTTTTAGATATCGGTGAAAACTCTAATAGTAGTAAAATACAAAAGTTAGGAAAGATAGGTGCAGAAATTTTACCTGCTCTTAATAATCAAGGTATGGGTTTGGTTATAAAGCCAGAAGCAGCAGCAGTGCTTGCTACTCAACTTATTGAATCAATGCAAATGGATAGTAATGATTATCTAGAAGATTATATGACCGAAGAGTTTAAACAAAAAGCAGCTGAAGATATGGAAAATAATTCTAAAGTTCAAGAGAAATCTAAAGAATTAGAAAATCGTAAACTACAGGCAGATGCAGCACTTGCTGAGTCTAATGTAGCTTATACAGATGCTCAAAGCAAAAACACAATGGATGATAATTCTAAACAATTGGCAGTGTCTATTGATAAACACTTTCAAGAGTGGGCAGATCTTGCTATTAAGGCAAAGAAAGAAGGTGCAGAAATAGCCCCGCATCCTGATTATGCAAATATAATTATGATGGCAAGAGAACTATTAAACCCCAGTCCGCCACCACAGGAACAACCTATGGAACAAGGACAACAGCCAATGATGGAACAACCACAGGAGGTTATTTAAATGGCACATTCAACTATATCAGCACTAGGTGTTGGTGGAACTCAAGATGGCACAGGAGTCACAACTGCTGCTAGCACTAAGCAAGTTATATTTGCTAATGAAACAAATGCAGATGTAAAACTAGACTTAAAAACAGACGGTACAATTACTGCAGGTGATACTGAAATATTAGTTAAGGCTAATTCATTTAGAACATACGATCATATAGGAGCACACGGTGTTTGTATAATGGAAAATGTAAAATCAGGTCATGGAACTGCAGCAATAGCTGGTCAGGAAGCAGAAAATCTTAAAGATACAGGATTAGCAAATAGAAAAGACAGAATCTACATAATGCATAGAGTGTAGATATGGATAAGTATAAGCAGACAGCTGAGAAGAGGCTGGGCAATACTAAATCATACGGACATCATAAAGTTCACCCTGAAGAATTAGCAAGACAGGCACATACAAAAGGTCATTTTGCTTCTCAAGAAAGGGAGAACTTCTTTGATGAAGTATACGGTGAAGTTCTTGTAGACTACTTTTTAGAGTGGCTTAAGACTGAATCACATGAAACTAAAACTCGTGAGTTCCTCTACTCTTCGGCAATGGCACTAGGTAGTGTTAAGTCGAAAATGATAGGCTTCGAGATGTACGGAAGAAACGTACCACATATACAGGAGGACAAAGATGTATGAAATAAATTATAAACAATTACTATCTAACTACGAACAAATGATAAACACACTTGAGTATGACTCAATGCGTAGTGGTGGTAAAGCTAAACTTAATGCAGACACTTTAAATAGCTTATATGCTATGAAGGCTATGTATGAAAAAAATATTAAACCTGCCGAAAAGGAGGTAAAGAAGAATGGAAAATAATACCGAAGCAAATGTAGGCTCTACCCAATCGGATGACTCTATAGCAACGGATAGTCGAACAGAAGAACAAATGCTGGCTGACATTATGGCGAACTCCGAGTTCACTGAATCTCTACCCGATGAGCAAGTTCCTGAGTTAGACACGGAGGAAGATACAGAAGACCCAGACGTAGATGAATCCGAAGTTGAAGAAGTTGAAGAAGAAGTCGAGACAGATGAAGAAGAAACAGAAGCTGAGGATGATACGTCTACCCAAGAATCTGAAGTTTATTCTACAGAAGACTTAGACTTAGATGCAAAGGTAGCCATTAAAATAGATGGCAAAGAAACTGAAGTGTCGTTTAGTGATCTTATTAAAGGTTACTCTACTGAACAACATCTTTCTAATAAGGGTCGAGAACTTGGCGATGCAAGAAAAAAATTAGATGAAGAATATAGTACTAAGTTTAAAGAAGTAGAAGACATTGGTATGGCATCTTCAGCTATTTTATATCGAGAAGAACAAGCATTAGCAAAGGAGTACCACGAAATAGAAGGTCAAATAGACCAAGCTAGAAAAGATGGTGATACGTATGAAGTAAATGAACTAAAGGATAAGAGAGAACAATCTCAAAAGAATTACTGGCAAGCCAGAAATACAAGAGAGACTCTAATTAAAAACGTTCAAGAGAAAGTTCAAACACAAAATACACAACAATGGAATGAGCAGTTAGAAAACTTTAACAAATCTATTCCAGACATGATACCTGACTTTAATGAAAAGACAGCTAAGGCAATTAGAGAGTTTGCAATAGCTGAAGGTATAGCACCAGAATCACTAGATAATATTACTGACCCAGTTATAGTTAAGTTTGTAGACGATTACAGACGATTAAAACAAGGTGTTAGTAAAGGTACTGCTAAGCGAAAGGCTACAGTTGTTAAAAAAGCTCCTATAAGAAAATCTAAAACTAAGACTCAAAAGACATTAGATCGAGAGTCTAAGATAAGAAGTAGGGCTCTTTCAGAGGATTCATCCGATGAAGAACAAATGACTTTTCTTCGAGGACTTGCAAATCAAACATTAAA